GGGTGGTACCAAGTCGACTTTAAGTACGAAAAACCCAGAGTCTACGTTATCGATGAAATTTGTTTTGAAGAAAACATAAGAACCGAAGAACTCGCGCGTATGATAAAAGCAAAGCAATATCCAGTCCTAACATACTACGGAGATCCTGCAGGTGCAGGTACTCAAGCTCAATCAGGAATTGGGGATATAGAGATATTTCGTCAGCATGGCATGAGAGTTCGTTACAAGACCGATAGGATATCACGCAACATACCGAATGGTGTATCTCTTGTTAGGTCTTGGTTTGGGGATGCAAATGGTGACCCTCATATATTCTTTTCATCGGATTGTAAGGGAGCAATAGAGAGTGCTGAGAATTATAGATACCCTGCGAAAAAAGAAGACCAAAGATTAAAAGAAGAACCATTAAAAGATGGTCGTTATGACCACTTTTGTGACCAAATGAGGTATATGTTCGTAAACCTATTCGGTATTAAACAGAAACAGGCAGGAGTTATAGACTGGTGATTATAGATACTTTATCCAAAACTGCGGTGATTGATGCGTTGTCAGATCATTTAGCAGTTGTAGAAACAGAGCGTATGCAGGAGAGAGAAATGTTCCTTGATTTCTATGAAGGAATCAACATGGAGCATTATATCGGTAAATTTTTTGGCAACGACACATTGAGACAAGTTCCAATGTTCCAACAGAACCTCACACGCAGGGTGGCAAAAGCCAGGTCAATGGCATACAAACGTCCACCAAAGATGAACGCTGCAGATATATATATGGATATGATTGATTTGTCAGATCTGAACTCAAAGCGTAGAAACCTAGAAGCGTTGACATTTTTATTAGGTACGATGGCATTCAAGTCAAAGTGGAACGAGTCAACGCAAAAAGTGCAGTACGATATGCTCCCATTTTTTGAGCCTATGTTTATGAAGGGTGAGCAAAAGCCATTCGGAGTAATATACGCTTTACAAAATCAAGGAGACTCAAGAATAGAAGAAGAAGAATTCGTGGTTTGGACAGAAGAGCGTGAAGGCTTACCTGCCAAACACTTTGGAATAAAAGGTGACGGAGAAGTCATTCACTATAATGCAAATGACGAGAATCCTTATGGACTGTTACCTGTTACATTCTGCCATCGTGGTTCAGTCGTTAGGGACTGGTTCACCAACGGAGCCGAAGATGTGGTTAAAGCAGATTTGTCGGTCAGTGTAGCAATGACAGAACTAGCGTTGGCAATTCGTTTTGGAGCAATCGGTATCAAGTTCATCACTGGTGTTGATGATGCATCTCGTATTGAGATTGGTGTCGATAAGGTACTATATTTACCTGAAGGCTCTAACTTTGGCGTTACTGCGCCTGAAGGAAAGCTATCGGAAATCATCGAATCGGTGAAGTTCATGGTAGCAGCAACACTCAACAACAATCACCTGCGTATCAAATGGGCTGACTCTCATGGCAACGCTCCATCAGGTGAAGCACTTAGAATACAAGAACTTGAGAACGTTGAAGAAAGGGTCGGAGCTATCGAAGATACATGGAGACCATGGGAAAAGCAACGATTTGACATTGATAGACGTATTATTGAAGTAAAAACAGGTAAGAGCGTACCTGGCGATTATACTGTAGATTTTACTGAACCCACTTACCCATTAAGCCCTAAAGATGAAATGATGTATTACGATTGGCTATGGAAGAATGGCTTAGATACAAAAGCAAACTATCTAATGTCTAAAGACCCAGATCTTACACCTGAAATGGCTGAAGAAAAGATTCGTAAGTCAGAAGAAGTTATGAGTCAAGGGAGCGCATTAGTCACACGACTGCTAAATAATGGATGATATCATTAATGGTGTCGTAGCTGATTTCCAGTCAGACTTAGAACAAGCAATAGACCAATTCTCAGAAGAAGCGCAAGAGCTTCAAGATGAGGGTTTGTCGTATGATCAGATACTTACCGCTTTAGGTGTTCTTTCAATAGCAGACTATATATTACAAGACTTGAGAATGCAGGGTGCTATTAATCGCTACATGGCAGGTATTGATGCTATCTTTCAAGGTAAAGCCTTATTTGGTCAAATGACGCAAGCAGAAGTATTAGCACTTCGCAATATGTTCAATAGCTCTATTAGTAACTATATTATATCCCTCGGTGATGAAATACGCTACACTGTCGCTAGTGGCATAGGCAGAGGTCTGAAGTTGCCTGAACTTAAATCCCTCGTTAAGCGCAATTTATCGCTTCTGCCTAGCGCTACCGAAAAACATATAGCGACAGCAATGGCTACGTTCTCACGAGCTATCACAGTGTCAATGCTACAGACTGCACCGAACACCAGGCTAGTATACGTCAATCCTTTAGATGATAAGACCAGGCCTGTGTGTAAGTCGATGCTCGCCGCAGGGTCTATGACAGCAGAGGAAGTAGAAAGACGTTTTCCTGGAGCCTTGGTAGATGGCGGTGGTATTAACTGTAGAGGGTCGTGGGAAGCAGTGTCGGTAGACAAGGGTATTCAAGGTAAAGCACAAAAGCTCACAGACAAGTTTAAAAAGAAACCATTAACAATACAGCAATACTATGAAACTAGAAAAAGCTCTTAAAGGAGCAGTAGCAATACCAAAAGGCTTTCATAGTAGGCAAGGTAGAAAGCTGATAAAAAGACTAAAGAGCGAATTTCATGCAGGTAAAGACGTTCATGGGCAAAAATTTACACCGCTATCTGCACAATACAAAAAGAAGAAGAAAGCACTTGGTAAAGGCGGTAAGGCAGACATGAAACTTAGTGGTCAGCTTCTAAACTCAAAGTATTTTAAAAAAATAAATTTTATAAATAAAAATTCATGGAAGGCTACAACAGGTAGTGGATTGGCAGGAACTAAGGCATTAGCACATTCAAATAAGATACCGATGCCTAAAGGCCTTCCGATTAGAGCTATTGTGGGTGACGGAATAGAGGATGATGTAGTCCATCCTAGATTAAAGAAAGAGTTCATTAAGGCGTATTCAAAGCGTGTTTTTGGACATTTAAAAAAAATACCAAAAAAGGAGTTTCTATGAGTAATCAAGAAGCTGTTCAGAACGAACAAGAAGCAGTGGTGGATGCACCACAAGAGTTAACCGATGAACAGCACGAAGTCGGAAAACTTATCCAAGAGTCGAAGAAATATCGCTCTCGTGCGCAGGAAGCTGAAATAAAAGCGAAAGAACTCGAAAATCAACTCAAGTCTATTGAAGAAACAAAGCTCAAAGATCAGGAGCAATGGAAAGAACTTGCAGAGAAATACGAGGACGAAAATAAACAATTATCAGCCATGGCGGAAGAAGGACAGAAATTACAAGAGTCCATTCGTCAAGACCTTCTAGGTCAGCTAACTGAAGAGGATCGTGAATTTGCAGATGATTTATCCACAGATAAACTTCACAAGTTCGTTAATCGGTCAAATGTTAAGAAAAATGTTGTAACTAACGAATCCGCTCCAGGTCAAATGCCCTCTTCTAATGTTAATCCATTTACGGAAATGACAACTGAAGAGCGCAAGAAGAAGTGGAGTTCGATTCTTGATAGATATAGGAGCTAATTAAATGGCGAATATTACCACGACAACGGCAGCAAATTTCATCCCAGAAATTTGGTCAGACGGAGTCAAAAACTACTTAGAGCGTAAGCTCGTTTTTGAACAGCTTGTTGATTCAAGTTATTCAGAAATAGTAAAAGGACGCGGCGATGTGTTCCACATACCCAAGTTAACAGAAACAAGTGATGCTGCAAAAGGCGGATCTGCTGTAACTTTTTCTGCGGACACACATGGCGAAGCACAACTTACTGTTGATCAGCATCGCTACGCCGCTAAGCTTATAGAGGATCTTAGTTCAATCCAAGCCAACCCAGGTTTGCTTGAAAAAGAAGTAAGCACTATGGGTTATGCACTTGCAAAAACAATGGATGCTTTCATTGAATCAAAAGTTGAAGCTGCTACCACAAATGGTACTGCTTTGGCTGCTGACAATGTTATCACCGCTGCTGAGCTTAGAACAGGAATGAAGACTCTTATGGAGGCTGATGTACCTGTTGATGAGTGTAACTTAGTTGTTTCACCTGCATTGTACACTTCCTTACTGGGAATTGCTGATTTCGTAGATAGCAGCAAGTATGGCGCAGGCGCACCTGCAGCTACAGGAAATATTGGCAGACTTTACGGAATGTCAGTGTTCACCAGTACTGTCATGGGAGCTAGCGGAACTACAGGCGTGGAGGTTGGATATATCATGCATCCTTCTGCTGTAAATTTTGCTAGACAACTAGAGCCAAGAGTACAATCAGAGTACTCAGTAGAAGACTTAGGAACAAAAGTTGTTTCTGATGTTGTCTATGGAGCTGTAACTACTTTTGAAGGTCGTATTCACGAATTCAGAAATCCGTAACAGTGATTAACTATGGGGGCGGTTGTATGATCGCCCTCATACTACATAAGAGGGATTATGCCTACCTTTAGTTATAAATGTAAAGCTTGTGATTATATATTTGACGAGCTAATTCTATTAGGTGATAACGAGCCTGATACTTGCCCACAATGCGAAATGGATATCGATAAAGTTATTACTGCATTTCCTGGTGTTATCTATAAAGGCTCTGGGTTTCCAACAAACGACTCCAAGATAGCCAAGGATAACAGAGATATGGTTGCAGGAAAGAAGGTGTAACCTAGCTTGGTATAAATGAATACCAATTAGGAGTTTTCATTGGCAAATTATAATTCAAGTCATACTGGTGCAGAGATTGATTCTGCGATTGGCAGAGTCAAAGATACCGCAGTAACCGCAGGAACAGTCGCTGCTAGTTTAGGTGTTGTCGTTGATGCGAACAAGGA